TTATAACTATTTTTTCTCATTTCATCACCAGTTTCATTAGGATTAGCACCTGTGGTAGCTTCAATTATTTTTCGGCCATCTATGTTTACACTTATAGGACGATTTGCTAATGCGTTTATATCACCTCTTAATGCGTTAACAGCATTAATCATTCCAGACATATCAATATTTCCTCCACCTCCACTAGCTAATTTAATTTCACCTTTTCCAGCAAATTCTGTAGCTTTTCCTGGGGAGGACATAACATCATTTCCAAATAGGTTAGTTCCAGCTATAACTGTATCTTTATTATTTAATTGGATAGCTCCTTCAGGGCCAAATAAAGTGCGTTTACCATACCCACCACCACTTTGTGCTGGGGAATAAACATCATCTCCACTACTAAAAGCTCCCATTAATGCAGCAATACCAGCAGCAACAGCAGCTCCCGCTAATATAGGACCGGCTATTGGGACAGAGCCTAAAGCAGACCAAGCTCCTTTAACAATAGAAGCTACAGCAGCTAATTTTTCTTTACTAGCTAAAGTTCCTACTAATTTAATTCCGTCCATTACTCCTTTACCAAAATTAATTATACCTTTAACCATCTGGCCTAGTATGATACCTCCAATAATAACTAAAATAGTTTTCATACCGCCTAAAGATTGAATAATTCCTTTAATGCTATCCCAAAACTGGTTAAAATGTTTACTAATGTTAGCTAAAGTGGGGACTACTTCTTTAGCAAGCATATCTTGCATTTGTTTTTGAGCTTCTTGTCTTTTTTCTTCTATAGACTGTTGTTCAAACTGTTTAGCCAATGCTTCATCACCTAACATTTTGTTAGCTTCTTCTATACCATGAGCTTCAACTAGTTTATCATATTTTTCTCGAGCTTGTTCTAATGATTCAGCTCCTATATTTTTAAGTGCTTCTTGTTCAGTTAAAGTTTTAGCTAATTCTTCTCGATTCATCCCTACTGCTTCTGCAATTTTTTCTTGTTGCATTCTGTTCATTCCTGCAAAATCAGCAGCACTACCTACATTTTTAGCTATTTCATCTGAAACTGTTGCTAGGTCACCATTCAAGGCAGCTTGTCTAGCTTTTTCAAGGCTTAAATCTTTACCTAACAATAATTCGGCTTCTAATTCACTTTCAATAGATTGTTCAAAATTTAATAAACTGCCTGCTATTTTATCAACAGTAGATAAATCTGTACCTAGTGCTTTTGCAGCAGCTGCGGCTTTAACTAACCCCTCAGCACCACCTGCTGTTGAGAGTTTTACAGCTTCTGATGCTTTAGCTACATCTTTCATAATCTCTTTTTCGTTGAGTAATACTCCCCGTTTCATTCCTTCAGTTTTAGCAGTAACTAAACCTGTTTTCATAAGATCTTCAGCTGATTGTCCAGTAGCCATGGTATATTTAAGCATAGCATTTGTTTCTTCAGCAGTATAACCAGCTTTAACAGCAAGTTCACCCATTAAAGCAACATCTTTTTGTAAAGATTTACTCATATTTTCAAAAGCAACAGAAGAACCTAATGATTTATTTAATTCTACAACTTGTTTATTTAAATTTTCTGAATTAGCAAGGGGTAATTTTGAAGCTTCAGCAAATTCAACCATTGCTAGTTTAGATTTACTTGCTTCTTCATAGGTCATGTTCATGCTTTTAGCAGTCTCACCTAATCCTTTATCGAGATCCGTAACCCCTCCTACAACAAATTGTATAACCGAATTTATTAAATTCAAGGGGCTTAACATTCCGCTTAAAGGAGTTTGGACTTGATCTAAAGCTTTTCCGGCTTTTTGAAACCCTTCTGCAATTTCAGCTTTTCCAGTAGCAATCTCTAAATCTTTTTGCATCTGTTTTATAGAACCATCTGCATCTTCAACAGCACGAGTTACTCTATCATATGCTGCAGCATTTTGTTCTATGAATTTTTCAGATTCTTGGATATTTTTAGTATATTCTGCTTGGGTTGATTTTAAACTTTCAAGTTGGGATTTTTCAGCATTAGTTAAACGTCTTTTATTTTCTAAACTTTTAATTTGTTGTCCTAATCCTTGAGATGCAGATTCAAAAGCTTTTTTAGCTATTTTTTCAGACTCAATTTCAGCTTTTAAAGAAGATTGAAGAGTTAAAAGATTTTCTTTTTCTTTTTTTATTTTATCACTTAGAGTTTTTAATTGTTCTGCACTCAATTTAGAAGAACCTTGTTGAACAGATTTAAATTGTTCTGCAGCGGATATTAGGTTTTTAAAAGATGCATCACTTTGGTCAGCATATGATTTAAAGTTTTCCATTTCGGTCTTTATTTGACCAAGTATACCACCTAATTCTTCAGCATCATCTCTAAGAGCCATATTAAATTATTTTATTATAAATATTAAAAATGGAAAATTTTATTTATACTTTACAGGTGCTTTAGGGGATTTAGCAAAAAACTCTGGGGTTTGGATTTTACCATCATTTCCTACTATGGTTTTTTTCCCTGGGGAAGAAGATTTATTTGCTGATTCTTTTTCTTCTTCGTAAAAGTTGTAAATTTGTTTAAAAGTAAAACGGCGAAGCCAAATTGGCATATCATAAATGGTATGCCAATCATATCCTCCTTTACCATGAAATACTATTTGATGTATTTGAGTAAATATTGCTAGTCTAGTTTCAGAGGCAGTATTAGATGTCAGGCCAAAAAAAGCTAAGCCCAATTGGGATATTGACTCTGGTCTCGCTATCGTCGGGAAAAAAAGTAAGATCAACATCTGGCTGGATCTCTTTTACATATTCTCTAAGAGCTTTCGAGTCTCGGGCTAAGAGAGCGTTGTCGACAAAATCTCGAATATCTTTCCTATCTCTACTGCCTTCTATTGAGGTTATTAGGTATTTTAAACGGGTAGAAAGTTCAGGAGATGAATCTTTATTTATCTTTTTTAATCCTTCCAGCTCAGCTGACACGTCTTGTTCATCTTTATGAGTTAAAAGTTTAAAAGTAATATTATTTTTAGAATATGGTAAAGTAAATGAAAATTCGTTTACTTTATTTCTAAATAATTCTTCATTAAGAGGTTTATTTTCAATTTTAGAAAGATCTATAGTATAAGGAGCTCCATTGTATTCAAAACTGTATGATGGGCCATATCCTAAAATACGAGCAGCTACCATAATAGCATTTTTATCTCCTACTAACAAATCATCATAGTTAATTTTTGATACAATAAGAGATCTCATTACTTTATCTATAACTGTACCATTCTTAATATATATTTGGTTCGTTAAGATATCTTCTTCACGAGCAGTCATATATTTCATAGTAATTTTTCCTTTAGCTAACTCAGTTCCTTCAGGATAAAGTAAACCTTTAGAGGGTAATTCAATTTCTTCAGTTGGTAACTTAAATTTTTCTTCCATAATTTTTATTTGTTATAACTTAATTGTCTTATATACATATATTAAAGAGAAGTAATATTATCAGGATTTACATTAAATGATAAAACTCCTTCTACTTTTAATATTTCTTTTCTAATTTCATCCATTTTACTTTTATCAAAACCACCTTTTGCAATCCATGGATGACCATCAACTTTAATTGTTAAAATAGTTTGAAATTTTTCTGTGTTTTGTTCACTATATTCCATTGGTTCTTTTGAAGATGCTACAGTAATACCGGGAATAGAACGAATATCTGAAAATATTTCTTTTTGGGGGCGTTTTTTAATATTTGTAATAATCATCCCTACCATTTTATATTTATCTTGGTAGTCTTCGTTTAGAGTTCTTTTTAACTCTTCTTTAACTAATTGGCGTAAATTGTCTAATTTCATACGAGTATAAATATTACCGAATTAAAGTAAGGTGACCATGAATTAAATAACGTTTATCAGAATGAATGTCTCCAAAATCAATTCTCCAAATGTAAGTTCCATCTTGGCACATTTTTCCTTTATACGATCCATCCCACCCCATTTCATGATCATAAGATTCCCAAACAATTTGACCCCATCTATTAAGAATTAAAACATGAAAATCTAATGGATCAAATCCTGAAGTGAAAGTTACGTTCCATGTTTGGTTTGATTCATCTCCATCAGGGGTAAAACAGTTAGGAACATAATAAGTTAATTCTTCACATTTGGTTACATGAACTGTATATGTAACTGGTTCACTAGGGCAATTTAAACTGTAATGAATAGCTGTAAGGGTGTATGTTCCTGTGTCGCTCCAAGTTAAGCCTATTGGATTTCCATAATGGTATTGACCATTAACTTCCCATTCAGTATTACCCGGTAAATTAGCTTCTGTTGAATAAAAAAATGTTTGAGGTTCATCACATAATTCTACTTCTTGTTGTCCAAAAGCAATATTAAATGCTAATAATATAAAAAATAATATCCTCATTAGTTATGTGAAATTGGTGATAGTGTAGGTGTAGGATTAACTGTAACTGATGTAGTAGCTGTAAATGTACATCCACCTTGTGTTACAGTATATGTTAAAGGGAATGTACCTGCTCCAGATGTTCCAGGACAAAATGTGTTTCCTACTACACCGGTTCCTGTTAAAACACCACCTGCAGGTGTAGTTACTACAGCAACACAAGCATCTGTAGAACAAAATGGGCCTAAAGCAGTAATTGTAGGTACAATCTGCAATATAAACACGTTAACTGTTGAGGCAGGGCTAGTACATCCAGATGCGTTACTTGCAGTAACTGTAACAGCATTGTTGATTAAACCAGGAGCAGCTGCTGACCAATTGACACCAATTTGATTTGTACCTTGGCCTGAGGTAATCACACCAGGAGCAGCAACAGTCCAAGTATAAGTGTATCCTGGGGTATTTGTGACCTGATAAATTGATCCATTTGTTTGGTAACAAACTGTGTCTGGGTTAAGGGTTGTAAGTTGTCCAAAACTAACAACAGAAATAAATAGAAATAAAGTTAAAAGTAAATTTTTCATAGATTTTATTTTTTAATTGTGAGATATTGCTCCTACAGAAGGGAGTTGTGGGTTAATAGTTCCATTAAATACTACAAAAGGGGTAGCTAAATCACATGATGTGCTTCCCCAACTACCCCATAAACCATCAGAACCAGGTGTTACTGAAATTGCTAAACTTTGAGGGGTACAACCTTGCGCTACAGTTAATGTAACACAAAAAGTCCATATACAAGATCCTGAATCTCCAAAATCATTAGCTGGGTTTCCATTCATATCTAAATCAAAAAAATATCCAGGTCCTACAAGTCCAACGGGAGTATTTGAAGCTAATGTCCATAACCATTGACCTCCACTTACATTACCTCCACAATTAGCAGGTGCAGTTTGAGGTTGAACATTTGCCCATCCTGGTCCTAAAGTTAAATCAAATCCTTCTATCCAATTAGTTCCTGCTTGTGAATACCCATTCATAGTGTAACACATAGTTACAACTTGACCAGGTAAATATTGATTTCCAACAGGAGGAGGAGTTAATGTAAATGATTGAGTTCCATTACATTGTGAATATCCCCAAATAAATGGGAATAAAAATAACAGTGTATTAAATAATTTCATATAACTAATATATATTATATTTTTTAAATATCCAAAGAAAAATAAAAGCTCCAACATATAAAATGCGGAGCCTTTACTTTTATTGTTTAACCTAAAATTTTAGTAATTCAAGATACAGTAATCAGGTTGTACTTCAATTGTAATATTAACAGCAGTACCGTCATCATCCCAGTTATAATCTCCAAAGTTTACACTAGTAATCATAGCTCCTTTAATAATCCATTCATTTACAATATCACCTACTGGGCCTAAGCCTTGGAAGGTAATATCCTTTTTATAGAAATCAGAGTAACCATCTCTACCTGTTACAGATTCGTGACCTAAACGTACCCATTCCATTACTGTTTGTGAACCTGCAGGGGTAATAGCTTCAAATAAGGTAAATGAAATAGTATTCCAAATAGTTTTTCCTTTTACATAACGTTGAACGTTAATATGGTTAAGAGCTACTGCAGTTTGAGATAAAGATATAGCTCCCATTCCTTTTACTAAATATGCAGGAATACCTTCCATATAAAGTATAAAACGATTGGTTAGCCTTGGTTCAAACGCTGTATAAAATATTTCATTCGGTTCTAAAATTGCCATTTTCTTTTATTTTAATTTTGTTTTATTATAAATATTCAACTTTTAAGTTTTTATGAAGGAAATTGAGCTCCTGTTGGTAACAAAATGAAATCTAATGATATAAATTCAGCTGTACGAGTTGGTTGAATATAAATTTGTCCAACTAATTGGTTTTGGTCAATTACTGCAGGGCCATTATTTGATTCATCCATAATAACTTTATAAGCATATAATCCTTGTTTTTGTTGGATAGTTTCTAAATATGGAGTTACTCTTGTAAGGAATGATAAACGTGTTGCAGTTGTATTTTGTTCAAACACAATCGTATCTGCAATTTGACGAATATAATTTTTCATTTCAATCAATAAACGTCTAACATTTACACGATCAAGAGAAGATTGAGCTTTTTGTAATGTTTTTTGTCCAAATACTACAACACCTTTTTTAGGTAATGTTGCAATTGGGTTAACATTATTTGCATATAAAGTATCTCTATTAGCTTGTGATAGTTTATATTGAGCTTGTAATACTGTAGATAAACCTCCACGGTTAATACCTGCAGGTGCAAACCAAGGGGCTGATACTTTATCATTAAATGCATATACACCTGGAATTACTGTTGAAGCAGGTACCCAAACTTGTTTTCCTGTAGCTGGATCAATTATGCGAACCCAAGGCCAATATGATGCTGCATATGAAGTATCTCTAGATTGGGCCTGGATTGTAGCATCTGATAAAGTACTATTGAAATCTGTTAGGTCCATTACAAATAAATTATCTCCTCTATCTTGGGTATTTGTAATAATATTAGTAACTTGGGTAGGATGAGTGTCATTTAATAATCCTGGGGCAAATAATACATTAAATTGATATGCTTCACGATTTGCTAATAAGGAAATCATACTATCGTAACAACCAGCAGTTAAACCTTGTGTATTAGTTGAAATAGCATCGTATAAATTTACTACTGAATTTAATGTGCCTGTAGCTCCACCAAAAGATCCACTTTGATTAATAGGAAGAGAAGCAGTATATGCTGTAACTGGGGCTCCATTAGGGCTAAAATAATTTGGGGTATTAAGATCAACTGATTTAACTCGAACATATCTTGAATTATTTGGATAACTTCCAGATAGTTCCATTTGATTATTTGTAGCACTATAATTTAATGCTTGATCTCCAATTACTCTAGCAATATAGCGAGATGAATTTGGGTCTAAAGTTAAGCTATTCCAAGATTCAAGAATAACGGGATTATTAGTAGTGTCATTTCCTCTTCTAATTAATAGATTAAATGTTCCTGATCCTGTATTAGAATTGGTAATTTCCCATCTAATGTTATCTGATGATCCTGAAATAAGAGAGCCAGAAGCATCTAATGAACTAGTACTGTTCATAAGAGCTCCTTCAGAAAGAGTTTCAAGGGAAAATGAAGAAGAAGTAGCATTTAAATAACTAGATACTGTATTGCTAGTTGCTGAAGAATATGAACCAGTTACAACACGAGTTACTAATAATGAAGTTCCTCCATAATTAAAGTAGTTGTAAGCTGCAATTGAGGTTAAATAAGAATATGCATTGCCCCCACTAATAAAAGAATCTCCAAAAATACTTCTATAATCAGAATATGAAGTTACTAAAGTTGGGTTTTCAACAGGACCTTTAACTGTTGGACCTATAATAGCTGCTCCAGCCTGTACAGGTTGGCCAGTTAAAAATGTATTGTCTATTTCACTAATTGCTACTCCAGGAGATACTGTAAATTTTGCCATTTTATCTTTTTATTATAAATATTAAATTCTTTTTTAAAATCTAGATTAAGTTGGGAAAACTGCACCCGTAGGTAGTATATTAAAGTCTAATATAATAAATTCAGCTGTCCTTGTAGGTTGTAAATATATTTGACCTACTAATTGATTATTATCAATTACAGTTGGAGTATTATTAGTCTCATCCATAATTACCTGGTATGAGATTAAGCCTTGGTTTTGTTGAATGGTTGATAGATATGCCGTAATAATAGATGAAAATTCACTTCTAGTAGCTGCATTATTTTGTTCAAATACATAAGTATCAGCAACTTGGGAAATGTAATTTTTAAGTTCTATTAATAAACGTCTAACATTTACACGATCGAGAGCACTTTTTTTCTTTTGTAATGTCTTTTGACCAAAAACAGTTACACCAGCATTAGGAAAAGTAGCAATTGGATTAACATTACTTTGATATAAAGAATCTCTATTACCTTGAGTTAAAAATCTTTCAGCAGAAAGAACATTTGTCATAATTCCTCTATTTATTCCAGCAGGGGCAAACCAAGGATAAGAAATAGAATCACTTTTAGCATATACTCCAGGAATTAAAGCTGAAGCTGGTACCCATCTTTGGGAAGCTGTGTTAGGGTCTATTGTTTTAACCCAAGGCCAGTAAGTTGCTGTATATGAATTATCATAAGTAATGGCATTAGTTAAAACTGTATTAAGAGGTTTATCGTACCCTACTAGATCAATAATAGTCATACTATCTGCTCTATTTGTAACCATACTGATTAATTGGGTTACAACAGGTACATGGGATGGGTAAAAAGTGCCATCTGCAATTAATCCAGGAGCTGTAATAAAATTGTATTTATATGCATCTTTATTAGCTAATAATGAAATAGATTCAGTATAACTATTTGCTGTTAATCCTTGTATGTTAGAATTAGTAATATTTTCATAGTATGCACCTGCTATTCCTGTTGGAATATTTTTTCCTTTTCCATTACCAAATACTCCAAGAGATGAAGTAGGAATAGAACCAGTATATTCTGGTTTTGGATTCCCTACATTATCTAAATATCCAGGAGTATTTACATTAACTTGTTTAACTCTAACATATGATGATTGGTTAGGATAATTACCTATAGTTTGAAGAAAATATTCTCCATTATCTGAGGAAATTTGTTCATATTGATTTCCAATTACTTTTTCAATGTAGTTTGAAGAATATGGATCTAATGATAATGGGCCCCAAGTTTCTAAAATAGAAGGTTGAACTATTGAATCATTACCTTGCCTAATAACTAAAGTAAAAGTTCCATCATTAATGTTTTGACCTACTATTTGCCATCTATAATTTTCAGATGAGCCACTTAATAATGTACTATTTGAACCAGTAGGACCAGCACTATTCATCATTTCACCTTCAGATAGTGTTTCTAATACAAATGCTTCAGTATTTGTACCTCCAGAAAAATATGTTGTAGTACTTCCTGAGATAAGGTAATTAGAATTTCCTAAAAAACCATTAGATCCTATATAAGTAAATATTAGATTGTTAGGAGTAGAAAAACTTGAAGAAATATATGGTAAAGAAGCACTATATGGTGCTACTGAGCTACTAAAATTAAATATAGCAGATGCAGTTGTTATATAATCTGCAACTGTTAATGGATGGGCTGAAAATGATGCTGTATTAACATATACAGTAGTTGATGTATTAGTTACGTTAGATCCGGTAAAGAAAAAGGTGATTCCATTTACATTAAATGAACTTGAACCATTAACTGAAAGCGCAACACTAGCTGAAACGTATGTTAGGTTTAGGGTAATTGACGCACTGGTAGCAGCTATTGATGTAGGGATAAGAGATGAAGTAGCAGGTGTCCAATCAGTTGCTGTACTTCCACTTACTACTCGTGTTACTAATAACGAATTACCTCCATTGTTAAAATAGTTATATGCGGAAATAGAAGTAAAATACGTATAGGTTTGACTTCCACTTAAAAAAGTAGTTCCATATTTGTTAACGTAATCGCTATAAGTAGTACATAAAGTAGGAATCCCAATTTTTCCCTTAACCGTTGGTCCTATAATAGCAGCACCTGCTTGTACAGGTTGTTGAATTACAAAAGATTGATCATTTTCTATGGCTAATACACCAGGTGATACAATTGTTTCTGCCATTTGCTTAAATTATTTTATTATAAATATGGTAAATTTAAAATAGATTAATCTATCTTAATAATTTCACCGGTATTAGGGTCAACATTTGATTTCCCATATTTTTCAAATATATTTTTTGTATATTCTTTTTCTTTTATTGCTAATTCTTGAAGATATTCTCTAGCTACTAATGAACGTTCTTCAAGTTGAATTTTAAGTAATTCAATTTCACCTAATTCTAATACAATTGATTGGGTTTGAGATTGGATTTCTTTTAATTGTGTTAATTCGTTTTCTGTTAAAAACTTTTTTTCTGTAACTGTTTCCATTATTTATAGATATTTAAAGGTTATTTCTTCATTTATTTGCACATCACGTACAGTTTTTATTATTACTAATTTATTTTCTTTATCAATTTCAAATTTTACATTAGGTTTATCACTAGAATTTATTAGACTAACATATCCTAACCCCAATATAAAATTTTCATCATAAGGATAAAAATGTTCCATTAATTCCCGTGAATCATATATTTTTGCTTGTAACACTATTCCCGGATTTTGAAGGATTATAGTGTCTGCTTTTATAAATTCATTTGCAAACATACCCCATCCGTGTATAGGTGATTTTGCAATTTTTAAATTAAAATTTATAAGATCAATCATATGTGTAATTTACGAAAAAGAACTTGATCTCCAAGCTCCTCCCATCCACATATAAAGATAATGTTGACCTCCAATAGTTGCTGGTACTATTTCTCCATCTGCTCCGGTGTATGTCGGGGCCATAGATTGTGTAGTTGATATTTTAAGGGTACCATCTATTATACTAACATCTTGGTATATATTAGTATTTAGGTTTGAAACATTATTTGGGTTAAGCTCAATACTTGATGTATTTGTAGAATCTCTTTTAAGGTTTATTAAGGTTGACCCACTAACCGTGAAGGATAGGGTTCTAATATTAGCTGTATTAGATAAAACTGATATAAAAGTATTATCTATTCCAAAAATTGATTGGGTTACACCTATACCCATTAAACTAATGGGAGCGGCAAAATATAGGTATTGTCCTGTATAAAGGGATGAAGTATTACTGGTAATCCATAAGTAGTTATTATTAGTATTATGTGTTCTATCCCCAGTAAATGTTAGGTTAGTGTTAGCAAAATTTGTAGCATTCATAGCATATGATGCTGTTAAATTGTTTATAACTCCAGGTTGGCCTGTTATAGAGCCAGTCATGTTAAACGAACCAGACAATGAAATATCATACGCTGCCGTTCCATTAAATGCATCTATTGATTGGGTAACATGCCAGGCTTCAACTGTATTGCCTGTGGTTATTCCTGTTTTTGAAAGTATTGCCATTTTTTAATTTTATTATAAATATTATTTAACCCCGTAAACTCGTAAACTATCAACAGTCCAAGTACCATTTGCAAAACCACTTGTAGTTACAGTAACAGTTCCACCAGCAGTATTTACTTCACTAAATTTTAAAACTCGTCCTTGATCAAATTGTACAGCTGCAACTGCATCTGCTTCTATTTGGTGGGATCGTTTATTGACAGCTCCAACTAATATATTAAAAGTAACGATACCATTAGTATTAACGTTATTTCTGAATCTACACTCTGTTTCATATATAACACGTGAGTATGTGTTTGATGCTAACACATATGATTTTGCAGTAGCATTTGCTGTACCTGTAGATTGGATTTCATCAGCATAAATTAATTCAACAGTACCAGCCGGCATATTAGTTATAGTAGCACGTGTCCCTGTTATACCAGCACCACTTCCACTAAAAGATCCTGTAAATGATCCAGATATAGAAGCATTTGTAAATGGTTGAGATACAGTAATAGATCCAGTAATAACACTATTACCATCAACATTTAATCCATTTTGTATTATAAGTCTTTCTAAAGGCATATTATATAATTCCGTAAACTCTTAGACTATCCACTTCCCAAGTACCATTAGCAACAGCGGTTGTTGTTACCGTAATAGTAGCTCCAGCTGTTATAGGTTCACTAAATTTTAAGGTTCTTCCAGATTCAAACTGGTCACCTGTACCAGTAGCGTCAAATTCTATTTGGTGGGTTCGTTTTGTGACACCTCCAACTATTATATTAAATGTAACAATACCATTGGTATTAGCATTTGATCTAAAACCACATTCTGTTTCTATTAAAATTCTAGAATAAGTATTAGCAGCTAATACGTAAGTTTTAGCAGTAGTATTTATTGTATTAGTTACTATAGTTTCATCCGCACTTAATAAAATTGTTGTACCTGCCGGAGGTGAAGCTGTTGTAGTTAACCCTGTTAATCCTAGTCCACTACCTTGAAATGATCCTGAAAATGATCCGGAAAATGATCCTATAATGTTTGATGTTACTGTTAAAGATCCAGTAACACTTACGCTACCTTCAGAATTAAATCCATTTTCTATTACTAATTCACCTGCCATATATTATAAATATATTAATGTCCAAATCTAGCTTTTGTAGCATTATAATTTTTAAGTATTTCTGTTGCTGTTAAAGCTCGAGTATAAATGTGAGCCGCTCCTATTTGGCATTCATTATAATATGTAGCCCAATCTAAAGCTGATGCAAATGATAAGCCTAATGTTGTACTAGTACCTAATGCTGTTATCGCAGTTGTTGAACTAGCGTTTAATACACCATTTACGTATATTGCTTGTTGACTATTAACAGCATCATATACTGTACTAATATAAAAAAACGTACCAACGTTACCTGAGTTTAAAAATGCAGTTGAAGATAATGTTTGGGCAGTACCTCCTGGATCTTGGGCTGCTACTCTCCATTTTAATTGTATGGAAGTGTTATCTTGTTCTATTCCTAATCTAGTAAATGTATCAGAAGATGTTTCTTCATAAAACATACGTTTATCAACCCCCGCTGATATTGATAGTGGTTTCCACCACATATTTATAGTTACTTGGTTTTTTCCAGCTAATGTTGCTCCAGAATTTATTGTTGCTGTTTGGTTAGTTCCATTAAATGCAAAACTTTCACTTGCAGGAATATAAGTACAATCTAAGGCAGCATCCCACCCATTCCCCGACATATCTTTCCATGTTGTAGGGGTTGGGTTTTCAGGTACATAATATGAATTTGGTGATGCCGCATCAAAATATAAATGTAAACCATTTGTTACTATGTCTGGTCCTCGCCATCCGTATGAATATGCCATAACTTATATTGATCTTATAATTGTTTTCATTGTCCAACCACCAGTAGTAGCACTTCCAGTTAATGCAAAATTACCACCAACTCTAAATACACCAAATGACAATCCTGCAGTAGTACCAAACGCTGTTGTAGTTGTCTCTGAATAGTTTACTGCCGATCCTGACCACACTGCCATTACTTGGCCTGCTCTTGCATTTGAACCAGATCGAATTACATACTCAAACCAAGCTCCATCATACGATGCTGTTGGAATAGAATACACTGTAAACTGGCCAGATGCTGTTACAATTGTTTCTTGCGTGGTAAGTAACGCTTGATATCCAGGTTTACCAAATGTTATATTGTTGTCAGAAGTGACTTCTAAAATCGGGTTACCTGATTGATTATTAACGCTAAATAGTGAACCTGAGAATGTATCGTATACAGAAAATAATTCTCCTGCACCTCCTTGTATTTTAAGTAATGGGTTAGCAGAGCCTGAATCGTATATTGTTAAACTTCCAGTAATAATTGCTGAACCTGAGAATGGGAATGCTGCTCCACCACCATTTAAAGCAAATGATGCTGTAAGAGCATAGGAAGATGATAATACTGAATTAGCTCCATTTGGTCCAAATATATTTGAAGCGGTTATAAATGAAGCAGTTGCTGCCGTACCAAATAAACTACCTGTTATACCTTGAGTTACTGTTAAAGATCCTGTTACTTCTGTATTGCTATTTATACTAACTGTAGTTCCATCATCTGATACATTTGAGCTAGTGATATGTTCACCTAAATCCCCTGCTTGTCCTTTGGTTAGTCTGTTAGCAGTAATTGTAATTTCATTTCCAACATTATTAAATGTTTGGGGGCCCATTATTAAAACAGAACTAGTAACAGGGGAGCCAGCAGTTTGTTGATGAATAAAAATCCATTGATCATTTACTGAATCAAAAAGCAAAGAACCAGATATTATAGGAGATGAACCTGAGTCTGCTACTGCGATACCTCCAAACCGCAATGGTGATATATTAGTGTTAAGTGTTATAATATTGGTTCCAACATTAAGTTGAGATGATGTAATATAAGTAATAGAGGATGTTGTAGCTGTTAAATTAGTAACAGATAAATTACTAATATTAGCTGAACTTGCTGTAATAGACCCAGATATATTTAGGCTGCCAGTTATACTAACATTTTGTTGTAATGGGTTAACGAATGATGCAGTAGAAGCAAATGAAGCTGAGGTTGCTGTTGCTGCGTTTCCAGTGATGGATCCATTAAAAGTTCCACTATCCCAATTCAATACCGAACCACCACCAGAATCAAATAATTGTCGTGTTTGCCAATCCACCGATGATATACTACTTGTATCTTGTAAATACCTATTAACCCAATCAACAGACGTATTTGCTGTATTATCTGTTAGTAGTCTATTCTCCCAATCAATAGATTGAACTGAAGTTGCATCAATAACCTGGTTATTTAGCCAATCTATTCTAATATCACTCGCATCATCTTTTAATTGTCTATTACCCCAATCTACACTTGTATTATTTGTAGTAGTATCTAGTAACGCTAAGCTACCCCAGTCTACTGTTGGTGTGTTGTTGGTTAATAAATGTCCGGTACTACTTTTAATACCATACGTTGATCCAGATACGGTTAGTGATCCAGTTATAATTAATGATCCTGTTATAAGAGCTGATCCGGTGTATGGGAATGCTGAACCACCACCACCGTTTAAAGCAAATGATGCAGTAGCTGCAAATGAAGCACTTTCTGCATTTATTAAAAAACCATTTATTTTACTTATATTACTCATATTTCATACCAGTCGTTAGATGGGTTAAATTTCATTATCCAATAATCAGGGTTTGATGTGCTATTATAGTACATATGACCTACTACTCTTACATATCCTGAGATGGGTTTGGTTGTGGTAAATGTTGCAGCAGAACCAGTCAAGTATACAGGCATACCATAAAAGTTACTTCCACTTACAAAAGGTGTTGTATCCCCATATCCAGATGCTGTTGTAACTGTGATTATTCCTTCTGTTAGAATTTGTCCTTTGTTATACGGCTCTACACAGATTCCTAAAAGTTTTGTAGTGGTGTCAGTTGTTTGATCTGATCGCTTCCAAATACCATCTGTGTCTAAAAATACAGGATTAGATGCTGTTACTGCTAAGTCTACGTTCGGGTTAACAGTTATAATATTACCAGCAACGTTAGTGCTTAAACCAAAAACTTGAGTTTGAGTAAAATTATTCTGAGCATCTAGTGATAAATTTTCAATAGTAGGTCGATAGTTAGTTATACTATAGCCATTACCACCACTGTAATCTATAATGTTATTATTGTTTTGATCATTCATGAACCTACTAGCCCAATCAACTGATACATTAGCTGCACCGTCGGTAAGGTATCTTCCTTCCCAACTGGTTGATTGATTACCGGCAGAATCGTATGTAGCGCGTGATTCCCAATCTATACTAGAAACAGAAATACCACTTCCTCCTGGGGCTCCGGAGTCACTCATTAGCCTGCTATTCCAGTTTAGAGATGCACTTTCATTGGTATCTGTTAAATCTCTAGACGACCAATTTATAGATGAGGATTGATTTACATCATATGAAATACGACTGTTCCACTCTACAGATCTAGAAAAATTTGTATCTATTAATTGCCTATTGCCCCAATCAATCGATCGAGTTGTATTACTATCAATAGCATATAAGTTTCGCCAATCTAATCTTGTAGAACCGTTAGCAGCACTTAATAGTCTATTTGCCCAATCAACACTTGAACTACTATTTGTACCATATAAAGTTCGTACATTTGTGTTTAGATTATTTGTTCCGTTTCCATCTATTACAGATAGACTACCAGTTACGCCTAATGATCCGGTTATACGAGCTGAACCTGTGTATGGGAATATTGCTGATGGGGGTACATATGATGCTGTTAAGGCAAATGATGATGTGACAGTAAGTGTGTTAAACTTTGGATTATATAATCCATCTCTATCAGCGGCAATTAGTTGCGTAGACCCAGTATTTGCTACAAATGCTATATGAAACTGTGCATTAACATCACTAGCATCGGCTATGTTAGCTGCTGAACTGGTAATTGCAAATGAAGCTGATAATGCTTGTGTAGCATATGAGGCTGTTCCAAGTAAACTTCCGGTAAATGAAGTTGCTGTTAATGAACCTGTTAAACCATATGAACCTGATAATTGTTTTGTGTTTTCCCAAACTTGAGAACCACTATCCCACACTAATAAATCTCCAGTAGATGCACTAGTAATTAAAACATCATGTAATTCCCCAATTTCATATCCATTTTGGATATCAATGTATATAATACCGTTAGTAGCTTGTGTAATGGTTTTACCTAACCGTACTTCATGTAATGGTGAAAGAGGAGGAACACTTGTATATTGGCCACTTGATGACAAATATAAAGAAGTACCAGGAGGAAATGCATTTGTGTTTATATCTCGAATCAATCCATTAGTAACAGCATATCCGGTTTGGCTACTGTTGATATCTTGAGCTATAATACCTATAGTAGTTGCACTTGATGAATCATCAGTCCAAGATGCGGTAGCAAATGTGGGTCTATTGCCCGATTCTCCATTAATATAAACAACTGAGCCTTTTGTTAAAGTAAATGAATTAACATTTCGCCCCCGTATTACACTTTGATGACCTATTTCAAGTTCAAAGTTATTTACGTCTGTATCTAATTGGAGTGTTTTTGTATCATCTGTCCAATGTAAACGACCTGTGTTAAATGCTGGTTCTGCAGGTAACAAAGTAAAATCAATGTAATCTACAGTTGAAATATATGATTGGGTAACAAGTAAAGAACCTGTTATAATTACGTTTTGATTTAATGGATTTACATATGATGCTGTCAATGCATATGAAGCACTTGTAACGGTTAAAGATGAAATATTAACATTAAATGTACTTCCGTTACCTTTTGTAAATGTTAAATTTGGGTCTGAAAATGAAGCTGTTGTTAACAATGAACCTGTGTTAGTAGTTCCACCTCCACTTCCACTTGCTGTAAATTCTTTTACAACATTACCTGATCCTGAACCATAAAATAGCCTTCCATCGGTTACATTAATTGCTAATTCACCTTGTACTAGTGAAGAAGGAACACTTCCTGAATTTGCGCTATTTCTTGTTATTATTGTGCTCATTAATTATAAATATTAAAAAGTGCCTCCATCTATGATACCAACAAAGTAAGAAGCAGTCACGGAATTTGTTACCGAAATGCTTCCTGTTATGGTTTGATTTCCAATAAAAATGTTTGAACCTGTGGTTGCAAATGATCCTGTATCTATAGCAGGGGAACCTGAAATGTTAATGTTAACTAGTGAGCCTGTACCATCATAGACAAAGGTTCCATCTGTTTGAAGGACCCTTTGGTATGTATTTTCTATATTTTGACCTGTAAAATCAAAAGGCCCAGCCATAACTTATTTTTAGATTAATGTTTGAATAATACCTTCGATTATTCTGCCTTTTTCACCATCACTTATTTTGTTTACTTTAAGGTAAGAAGCTATAATGTTGTTTACTTTAGCTTTATTTGAAGCCATATTATTAACATTAATATTTTCTTTTACAAGCATTTTTGATAAATTTTGTATATGATCTCCAACTTTAATATTTCTAACCGTTACCCCTGTTTTTGTTTCGGTAAGTGTTGATTTGTTTGTTTGAGATTTTACTTCTACGGTTACTTTTCTAGCAGTTTCTACCTCGAAATCTGATTCCCAAGGTGTAAAATACGTATCGTCTGCTATAACTTCAAGCCTTATTTTACCTTTTGTTGATTCTTCTAAAAGATTTTTTAATTTTTTAATTGGAACCGTACATTTTCCACTAGAATCAATTGTACCTTTAAATAAAAGGTTTAAATTATCTGATTCTACTATTAAACGGGCTTGGCTGTTTTTAACAGAAGCACCCTCCAATGAAATAGAACATTCAAAAAGTTCTTGTTTGTCTGTGTATAATGTATACATCATTTATTAATTTTAATCTCTACTCCTAGCACTTCTTTAGCCACTAGTTTTACGTCTGTTATACGTATTTGACGTTTTAGTACCTCTTTGGTTTCTTTATATTCTACACCTTCAACTTTACATAAAAGTTTGATAAACTTTTTCTTTTTTTCTTGGTTTTTATCAAAATATTTTGTAAGGGTTCCACCTCCTCCTTGTACAACTCTAATTATTTCAATAATTAAAGCACAATCATCCCATAAATTTGTTCCCGTAACATTTTCGTTTGGGGGGTATGTTTTCCCATCTGTTGGATTAACAGCATTCCAATTAAAATTGGCAGTATTCCATTGAAAAGGTATCCTAGTTGACATTAAAATGTTCCTCCGTTTATGTATGAAGCTGTAGCAGCATTAGTAACTGTTAAACTTGAAATGTTAACATCAAACGAACCTCCATTCCCTTTTACAAATGTTATATTAGGGTCTGAAAATGAAGCTGTTGTAAGTAATGAGCCTGTGGCTACAGACCCAGAAGAAGGTGGCACATCATCTATAGTAATATAACCTGCATCATTTATAAATTGAGAAACATTACTTCCAGAAACAACAAAATCTTTAAACTTACTATATTGCCAGTTATAATTATACTTTTTATCTTGAGTAAAATCTGCCATTATAAAGAACCTGTAGTTTCAAATCCAATTATTACTTGGGCTTTACTGTTATATTTTTTAATAGCTGTAACTTGTTTTTGAATATTATCAGGGATAACATATCCTTTAATAGTTAAAGTAAAATTAGCTTTTGCTATTCTATTAGTTGTGTCTGTGATTTCAATAGGGGTACTATATGAACTAATAGTAGCCATAAATTTAAATCTTTCTGGGTTTCCCCAGTATGAATCTGAAGCATAGTTAATGGCTTCAATTATTTTATTTAATTGGGATACATAATATGTTTGAATAGCACAGGTATAACTTAAGGTTACATAATCAGGGATTATATTAACTATAAATTGTTCTACAGGAATTCTATTATTAAGAACTTCAAAATTAGAATATGAATTTTTTGGGTTATATACTTTTTTCCAAGAAGTATATAAATTAGGATAGTTTGCATCTAATTTATTCCCTAAAGAACGAACTTTATCTATGCTTTCTCTTTTAAACATAATTAATGGGGCCATAATAGCACCATTTTTATCTTTATAATACCCATCTTTTTGTGTTGATTTCCATCTTTCAGGAGAACCATATATTATAGGAACTTCAATTCGATCTCCATTTTGATAAACATATGGACGGATTACATTTTGAAAATAATACATTATAGATTCATCTATATCTTCAAATCCTATAGTAAAAGGTTTTGTAGTATCCCCTTTAAATGACATTTGTTTAGAACGATTAAAGTCAATTCCACTTTGATCATCTGAGGTAAATTGATTAAAATCTGAAGGGGTATTAGGATTACCATATGATTCTCCGGATTCGGGGAAAACATAAGGTTCTATCTGTTCATTAGATATTTGCCTTTGAGACTTTGGGTTTGGTTTTCTTTTTTGAGGCATATCTTATAATCTTTCTCTAGTAATTTGTACTCTATCTGCCGGAACATAATGTGCTGTGCATATTATAGAAAGGTTATATCCAAAATTTTCTAATCCTGGGTTTAAAGGATTTTCATTATATGGATAATCAGGGTCTTTTCCAACAAATAATTGGTTGTTATTTACATTATTTAATTCCCAATATGAATCATACCACATCACAATATCTCCAACTTCAGGTAACACATTGGCTTCAACTAAGTCATCTCTAAGAAATCTAAAAGTCATTGGTCTATCAACAGTTACACCAAAATCATCTACTGGGCTAGAAAAATCACCTCTTTCAACTAGCATATTAAGTAAAACAGGTTCTTCATAATATCTTGCCCCTGATGCTTCACCATAAATGTTAATTTTAGTTTCATTGGCTTTTAATTGGTAAAAAACACATTGTTGAGTAATAATATCCCAAAGTAACTCACGATTTACATGTCTAAATAATGATATGTCCCTAGCGCTGCCAAATAATGCCATCTTATCCTATATAAATTACCATTGGTACATCACCTAAAATATTTTTTTGACTAACTGCTTCTGCTGCTTTATTTTCTAATAAAGTTTTACGAGAAGTTGTATCAAAATATGCTCTTAAACGTTCAATTAAAGCTGTTTTTTCAGAAGTTGCAGCTGTAATTAAATCTCCTTGGTTTAAAGTTACTTCAGCTCCAGGGATTGGGACTGTTTGATATTTTCCTCTTACATATCCTAAAATTTCTTTAACTATTGCTAAAGCATATTCAAAAACCCACGAACGACCAATTGAATTTATTTGGGAATAAACGGGGTTATCATATGGGACATTGGAAGCATTGGTTATAAGGTCTTGGCCATTGTTATCCACGTAAGGATAATTAGCTTCAGAAAGTATAACATATTCAAAATGTAATTCTCTAATTCCTCCTCCTCTTGGGATTGGGAATATTCTTAATACATTATTAACAAGTTCAAAAGTATATTGTGATTTACGAATTTGATCATTAAGTTCAATTGCTTGAATTTTTTGTAAATCATAATTTATAGGCATTAACATAAAGTTAATAGCAGGAGAATATGAACCCCACCCAAAACTATCTAACATTTGCATCATTCCTGTACCTGTACCTGCGTATGGGTCAAAATAACGTGTAATAGCAGGTGATGCTTCGTAAAATATTCGCTTAATTTCAATTCTACCTTGAATACCTTGATCAAGAGACCATTGTTTCATATCATAGTCTTGGACAGATGCTGTTAATGGTATTGATCCGGTATGCCAAGTTACTGTACCTCCAACTCCTGCTTCAGTGCCATATTGGTTAGAAAGTAAAATTACATTTGACAAATTGGGTTGAACTAGTTGATTATTCCCAGGAACAATAGTTGTAGGAGATCCTTGAAGTGTTAATAAATTTTCTGCTATTTGATATGCATACACTTCATTTCCGTAAGTTGTAATAGCATCTTCAAGAGCAGCATAAAAATTTAAATCTTGTAATTCAATTTCAACTAAAGGATATCCCAATCTGCGTGAAGCAAAAATTGCAAATTTATCAGCATCTGCTTGAAATTGCGGATCATTGTCGTAAAACCCAAATGGTGTTTCTCCGGGTTGAAATGAACTTGAGCCAGGCCAAATTGGAATATTCATAATTTCTAGTTTATTATAAATATGAAAAAAAAGGGCCTCATTTAGAGGCCCATTTCAATAAAATTTATATTTTATAGATTTTCTATTCCTTTAAATTTATAAACTAAATAAGTAAATGATGGGCTAACATTTGTCATATTAGTTTTATACCCAATTTCTGGAAATTCAGATATAGATGCTGATGGTCCAGGGGTTGAACTTCCCCAATATACTACTTCAAATGTTGCTTTTTGTCCGGGATCAATTTTAATTGAATGGGTTGTAGCAGGAATAATACTACTAAGATTAGTATAGTTACCCCATGATCCTGAAATAATATATGATGTATTAAATGTTGCTGTTATTAATTTATTATTAGTATCTACTTGAGTAACACCAGATACTGTAGCAGTTATATAAATACTTCCTGAAGCTCTGTAAAAACTTCCTACTTCACCCATGTTATACACTGTAATAATATCTCCTGATGTATACCCTGCATTATATACTGGAGGTAGAGATACTACTGGGTTGGGAGAAAATTGGGCTGCTGTAAGGCAATTGTTAACTAATGAATATGCTGTAATTTTTCTATCCCAAGGTAAAACCATGACAGATCCATTAGTGTATATTTCTGGGTTTCTAGTATATTGGAAAGATGAATTTGCTAAACTAAAAGCACAATCTGAGTTAGTATAACTTTTTTGGATTGTAGTACTAAAAAGAGCAAAATCCGTAAGTGGATTAACAGGGGTTGTTACTAAAGATCCTGTTATTACTGTAGCGTTGGTTCCAGCTCCTATAGTACCTTGAACTTGACCTGCACTATTTAAGAAATTAATTGTACCATTTGATACATAAATATCTTTCCATGCATTAGTTGGTGAACCTAAGCTAAATGAAGAAGTTGAAGATCCTGCAGGGACGTTTGGAACAATAGAACCACTAACTAAAATTGAACCTGAGATTTGAACACTATTTCCAGAAGCAAATATTAAATTTTTACGATTTGAATCATCTGTTCCGTTTCCGAGTATAAATGCACCAGCTGTAGAGCTAGTAATGTTATATAAACCTTGAACATGTTGATAATCTCCTTGAGATATGGTTCCATTTCCTTCAACATGTGAAGCATATCCTAACGCTGTGTTAAGTTCACCTTCAGCATGTGAATAACTTCCAAGAGCAATAGTGCTATACCCTTCACTATGAGCAGTATTTCCTCCAAGAATTTGAGTTTGATTAGTTAATTGAGTACTTGGTGAAGAAATTTGTGAATAAAGAGATATTGTTGCAGCTGACCCGTAATTTACAGATGTATTAGTTAATTGAATTTGGGTTCTAGAAGCTGCAAAGAATGAATTTGAAACAGCATATTTATAAATTGTTCCTGAGTTATCTAAAAGAATAGGAGTTCCATTAGGGAAAGAAGATGTTATATTCCCAACAGATGTAGCAAGTTGAATTAATCCATTTGTTGTAGAGGTAGTATCCCATGCATATAAACCAGTATTACTAGTTCCTTCAGCATGTGAAGCATATCCTAAAGCTACAGAATATGAACCTTCAGCATGTGTAAAAGAACCAGATGCTAATGTACCTTCACCTTGAGCTGTAGAATTATTTTTAGCTATATTAGCAGCATCTCCTGTGGTTAAAGAACCAATATTAACTATTGTGTTTGAACCAGATACTATTAATGAACCACTAACTGTTAAATTACCTGCAATAACTGGGCTACCAGTAATTGCAACACTTCCTGTAAATGTAGAATTACCTACTGATGAAAAGGAACCAGAAATAGTTGATGAACCTGTTGTACTTGTAGTACCAACAGTATTAACTGAACCCGAAGTATTAACCGATCCTGTTGTGTTAACTGAACCTGAGGTGTTAGATGATCCTGTGGTATTAGAACTTCCTATTGTGTTAACTGAGCCAGAGGTTGAAACTGAACCGGTTGTGTTAACTGAACCTGAAGTATTAACTGAACCGGTTGTGTTAACTGAACCTGAGGTGCTAACTGAGCCCGTATTACTAACGCTCCCACTAAATCCTCCACCTGTTAAAGTAGGACCTCCATTTACAGATATTCCAGTAGGAGTAGCTGAGATAACGGTTTGGGAACCACTAGCTATAAATTTAATAGATCCTTCAGATACATAAATATCTTTCCACGCCGCTGTTGGAGAACCCAAATCAAAAGATGATGTAAGATTTCCAGGAGCAACATTAGGAATAATTGATCCACTAATTAAAATTGAACCCGAAGTTACTATCCCTTCAGTAGTTGTTAATGATCCTGTTATTGTATGTGAACCAGTAAAATATGAAAAATTATTATCTAATTCATCATTAGTAAGTGGAGAACCTTTTACTGATCTATAAGTTAAATTTGCCATTTTTGTTTATAAATATTAAGTTGATGCTACAAAGTATTCTAATTGGACGCTTCCAGAAATTGCTTTTGCTTTTATTGAATTTATATATTCGTATGAACTAAAATATGATATAT